TGAGATGGAGGAATTCATGGTCGAACTGGGGCTTGCTCAAGCGGAACCAGGACACCCATGCAATGAAACCGTCTATGAAATGCCATATGGCGAAGGATTCCGAGTTCGAGTCTATTCCACTATTGCTAATGGATCGGGCAGAAAAGCGGGTGGCGATGCAATCCGTGTTCTGTGCGTCAATGAGAAGGGGCAGGGATTCCACAGCACCACACGTGTTCATAGGACACAGAATTGGCGTAAGAACCTCCTGAGCCGCATTGATGGCATCTTTGCCTCTATTCCTAAGCCTATGACCTGCACGTGCGGAGATGGCATCCTATTGCCTAAGAAGGGCAAGCATGGAGTATTCTTGGGTTGTTCATCTTATCCAGAATGCCGAATCACCAGACAGATACCGATTCATAAGTTGAAGGAGGGTTCTCAATGAATCCACTTTACTTCAAGAGAATAGGCGTTGCTAAATTGTTCGACCCAGAATCTCTATCCTGTGCCTCATGCGATTGCGGAGATGATGATCGACAAACATTGTTTGAATACCCCCTCAAATCCGATGAATGGTGGTGTGCGACTTGTTTCGAGCAATACCACCACTTGACCTGGAATCCTAAGACACGACGATGGAATAAGACACGTTGCGAATGCCACAATCAAATCGAAATATACCTTGATGATGGCAATAGTTCATGGGTCTGTCCTGTGACAAAGGAGGTGAAGGTATGACCAAGAAGTGGATTAAAATTGAACCAAGCGGTCAATCCTCAGTTCTCCCAGTAGGTGAGAAGTGGGCTGATGATGAACCAGACCTCGCAACGCTACAAGAGGCCGTAGGAGGACTTATCGAGTATGCCCCTGACTTCTATACTCAAGGCGAACTCGATATTCCCTTTGTTGATACCGATCTCTTTGGGGTCGATTATCAAACGACAGGAAAATTATGTGAGATTATCATGAATGAGGAATCTAAATTGCCATACATGAGCCTCAATACAGATGAAGAACGAGATGAATACCTCAAAGAAAACATCAATCCCATCACGCATTTATTCTATCCGCATGACTTTGTTTTAGGCGATGTAGTAGTTGTATTGGAGATGGAGGATTGAAAAATGGTGGATTGTAAATACAAATACTTTACGTGCTTGGGTATAGCCACTGACCAAAATAAACACGGAGTATGGATGTGCAAAACCTGTCTCAAAGAATGGTCGAGTAAGAATAAGCAACCGAACAAGAAGGGGTATTAACATGAACGATTGGGAAGATATTGAACGCAAATTAAAAATTGAACATGGGTATTACAATATCCTTGACGGCCAGATTTACTATGAGGGTGACATTGTTCCGATCTATAATTATGATTCTGGAACGGCCTATAATGGAACGGTCATTAAAACTATCAAACCTGGATTTGAAGGGCTGGTGAAGATCAAAGAATCATTTACGGGAGGAAAGTCTGTAATTACAACTTACTCCATAGGGATTGGCGATGATGAAATCGAGAAGTGGGTTATGCAACCAATACCGCCCGACCCCAGTTGCTACATCATTGCCCCTGAACCTGTGGCGTGGCGTTGGCAATACGCAATGGGTGAAATTGTCAAGAGCGATATAATTAGACTCTCAGCACGTGCTACTGACGAAGATGGTGACGAGTTCGGCTTAGAGGCATAAGTGAGCCTTGATAAGAAGGACATTGATACGGTGGGATTATGCAGCCAGCATCAAACGGGCAACAGCCTGTGTATATCATGCAAAAGGGAACTGAACAAACAAATGGTTCAGCCGCCCAAAGAAATAATATCCAAGCCGCCAAAGCGGTTGGCGATGCAATCAAATCAACTCTTGGACCATTAGGTATGGATAAGATGTTGATCGACCCTACGGGAAATGTAATCATCACAAACGATGGAGTATCAATTCTCCGAGAGATCGGAATCGAACATCCAGCCGCTAAGATGATTGTTGAAGTGGCTAAGACTCAGGAAAGCCGTTGTTTTGACGGCACTACAAGTGCGGTGGTATTATCTGGTTCACTTCTCGGTGAAGCGGAACGTTTGCTGGATAAAGGCATCCATCCTACTACAATTTGTAAAGGATTCCGAATCGCTAAGGATTTTTGTTTGACCGAACTTCGAGAACTCGCTGTGAATAATCGTAAGGAAATGGAGGATGAAGAAGGTAGTGGAAAAGTCATGGTGAAGGACATATCATATCATGCAGCATTCAGTTCTCTAACTGGCAAATCCGCCGAAGGAATTCAGCATAAATTGGCTCTCTTGGCTCAAAAAGTGGTGGGGAATGTCAATACAATAGACGATGTTCATTTCATATCAGCAAGCGGAACAAATGAAGAAGATACTCATTCTATACCTGGTATTGTCATTGAGCGTGATTTGGCAAGTCAAACAATGTCACGAAGCAATACCGATGCTAAGGTTCTCCTTCTCGATTGCGCCGTTGAGCCAAAGAAAACGAGCATGGATGCTCAGGTTCAAATTACCAATCCATTACAGGTTGAAGAATTCCTTCGCCAAGAAGAAGATGCAATACGGGATATGGTGGAACTAATTCATCAATCTGGCGCAACGCTTGTATTAACTCAAAAGAAAATTGATGATTTGGCTTTGCATTACCTCAAGAAGCATGATATTTCAGCCGTTCATTCAGTTAAGAAATCCGATCTCGATTCAGCAAGTCGCATTTCAGGGGCAAACATTGTTTCGAGCCTAAGCAATCCAATTGATGATTTTGATTTAGGAAAATGTGGATTCATGGTCACAGACCGATTCGATTTTGATTTGGTAATGCTCACCAATACAAAAGACTCATCGCCAATTCAAACGGTAATAGCCTGTGGTGCAACCAGTCATGTTGCCGAAGAGGTTGAACGTGCATTAGAGGATGCTGTGGGCGTTGCGTGGTTGATGAAGAACGATGATGGAATCTTGTTGGGTGGTGGTGCGACTCAGGCATTCTTGTATAATTCATTAAAGAAACATTGCAGACCCGAAGGGCGAGTTCAAATGGCGGTGGATGCTTTCGCTGACGCTCTATTACAAATCCCATCAGCGATTGCTGAAAATGCAGGTCTTGATCCTGTGGATGAACTTTTAGATTTGTGCAAGAATAGTGCTGATGGGAACTATCGGTATTTTATTGATGTTGAGCCAGAAGGAAAAGCGCACCCTCATGATGCTCTAAAGCAGGGGATCGTCGAACCAACAGCACTTCATCTTCAAGCATTAACCTCAGCAACAGAAGCGGCGATTATGGTTCTTCGCATTGATGATGTAATTAGAATGAACCCGTCACCTGCCGGTCCACCCATGCCTCAAATGTGAGAGGGTTTAATTGGGAATACCCGTTCCTTCTAATTATGGCGAGAACAAAAAGAGTTCGAGTAAAGATAATTAAAATGCTGGAAGAACAAGGAGATTTAACAACCTCCGATATTTACGGCCAACTTAATGATTCTGGAAGCAAATTTGCTATGCGTCATGGTTGCACCAAAAACAGTCTAAACAACGTATTGGGTAAAGAAGCAATTTTCATAAAACTCATCGATCACCATCATTCCGATGCCCCGCAGGTTGTGTCGGTGAGAGGCGATAGGTATAGGATTTCCATGTGGCGTTTGAATCATCCTCTCCTACTATTGCATCCAGAACTGAAATCCCAGTATGCGAACTCTTGGGGTTTGGCTAATAACTAAGTTGATATACCCTGCCCTATGTGGATTACTTAACCGTGAAAGGGTAAGTGATTGATTATGAGTCGAAAAGATATAACCGAAGCAGCAGAAAACGTAGGACTGAGCGCAGATATTGGACCAGTATTGAAATTGATGGGTGATGTATTCACCAAGCAATGGCAATCGGAACATGGAGTTCATCTCAGTGCCGAAGAACGAAAGGAACGTGGAAAGAAACCAATTGCTGAGGTTCAGCAATCCGATATTCAAATTCGAGTCGGCAACCAATTATTCACAGTTCAACCAACCGATGAAAGCAAAGCAATGGTATCAATACCAGTCGGTTTGAGCGACAAAGCAACACCGGCAACTATTCCGAGAGAATGGTTGATTGGTATGTTCATAGATGCAATGATTGTAATGTGTGAGGGTGATGCAACAATCGCTATCAAATATACACAGGGTATCAATGCGGCAATAAATCGTTCTATGCAAGTTGATGAAGAAGGCAAGATGAAGATTGACCAATCATCACTTCCAGAACCTCACCATGCAATAGAAGTTGCCGAGATGATGGAATCATTCCGAAGAACTTTCCGTAGCAAGTCTGCTGGAACTCCGAAATTACATTTCACCTTTGATGTTCAAACACTTGAGCAGGTTGAAGAACCAATTGTTGAAGAGGTTGTCGAGGCAAGTATTAGCCCTGCTGAACTTCTATCTCAACACGCTGATGCTTTGCTATCTGGTGATGAAGACCATCACCATTCACCGGAACTTGTCATTGGAGGCGGAACTACACCAACGGCTGAATTGGTCGCAGATGAAATCAAAATACACATTGAATCGGATTTAGAATATGCTGAACGTGTTGCTAAGGATGATGGGGGTTTTATGTTGGCTGACCCGACACCACCAGTGGATGAAATCAAAATACACATCGAATCGGATTTAGAATATGCTGAACGCATTGCTAAAGAAAATGAGATCGTGGAGGATGAAAACATCAATCCACATAATTTCAAGAAGGAAACCGTAGCCTGGATTAAGCATGAACTGAATGCTGAATACCACAGGGGCGCAATCACCATCAACGATGTTGCAGACCTCGCAGGTTGCCATGTTCAAACCATCAAGCGAGCATTGGATAAGTTCGAGGCTGAGGCCGATTACACCCATTGCCACACGGATGAATGGACTGAACTTGGATTTGAACTGGATGATACCGTCTTAGACGGCATTGACACACCCAAGCGACTTCTCATCACCTGTGAGCGTTCCCCAACGGGTCGTTATGCACGTGGCCGACCAATCCACTTCATCATCAGGCCGCAAGATGAATTACCTTTTGCTGGACCAACGGTTGATGAAGAAGAATCTCAAGAGATTCCAATTGAGGCAACAACAAACCTCAGCGATGAAGAATTGGTGGCTCAGGGTATCACAGTCGAACTCACGCCTGATGGCGTGGTGGCTCGCAAGGAGATACCGATTGAAGCATTGATTGATAGAGAGGCGGTAGTGGCTGAATTCGAGGCTATCATTGAAGATGCTGAACCGTATGAATCACCAGATGATGATCGGTTTGTTCCTTCCCCAGATATTGTTATTCCAATTACGGAATCAATACAGGTAATCGAAGAAGTGAAAGACCCTACGGGAAGACTTCACCTATGTATCAATTGTCCGGTCAAGGCATCTATGGAAATACTCACCGCCATTGGTGTTAGAAACTTCTGTTCGGAAAAGTGTTGGGCTGAATACACAGGCGAACCAGTCATGCCAGAAGGCCACTACGGGATGCAAGCGGAATATGATGAGGAACTTAAACTACAACGTGAAACGCCCGAACATGAATACCAGCCATACCCGTCAGGCATAGACTACGATCTCGGCAACGCAATGGGGTTTTGAAGTGAGGCGAGCCAAACAAAATAGTGGTCCAAAAACCACCGTCTATGAAAAGAAACCTAAGTCAAGAAGTGCCGCCAACAAAGTCTGGACTATGGTTCATGACGTATATGGCAAACCGCCTTCATGGATGCGAATGATCCCCGCCAGACGATGGTTTGAGAATCAAGAAGGCAACCAAGAGTTCACTAATACATCTCGATGGGAAATCTCATTTGATGATGAAGGAAAAGAACTATTGATTCTAACTGGACCCGCTAAACAGGTAGTTGAAACAACGCCGATGCGAGGTGCTTAGAATGAGCGATTCAATGATAAGTGCATTAACAAACATCATCGGCGTATTGGCCGAATGTGATGAAGACATAGATGGTGTCATTGTCGTGAACCGTGATGCTGTTATTGAAATCCTTCGTGGTGTCATTCAGGATGAATTGATGAGCAAAGGTATTCTAAAGGATGTGGCCGAATGACTCACGCCCCACTGGTTGAATTCCCCTTAGCACCACTTACACCCATTATGGTGTCATTCATGGTATGCAAGGAAAGCCGCCGATTTGTAGGCTCTTATGAGGCACGACCTGAGAAGGGCGATGTAGTAGCATTCATTCCCTACCTGGATTTGCCACACTACGCTCTCGATGAAGAACGAGCCATCGCTTTCATTGATTCAAACGGCTTTAGAGGTTGGATCGCAAAGGATGATGTATCGGCTAATTTTGACATATTAGATCCCACACACCCCTCTTGCGCTATTTTCTTTAAGTTATTCGAGCGTCAAGGGTGGGAGGCAACGCCGATCTTATGGTCGGCTATTGATTGGAAAAAGCATTTCATGTTAAGAACAGATGATGAAACATTTGACATAACTCCAACCTATTTCTTTGCTGATTGCGATTTAACAACGGATTGTAATTGGTGCGGCCATCCTCGAATGAACAACGGGAGAGGAAAGCCGAAAGAGGAAAAATGCGAAGCGTGTGAGTGGTCTAAAAAAGATGAGGAAATAGATAAGAAACTACGGACTAATCATCTAAAAGGTGAAGCCATCATCGAATTTGACGATAATTCAACTGGTTTCAAATTGACTGAGAACTGGGAGTGAAATTATGGTTGTATCTCAAGCAGCAATACCCGTTCTTGAGATTCCAGAAGAAAGACCAAGAAAACCCTCAGCGAAAATATCAAGGCTGTGGAAGTGCGGTCACGAAGTCAATATCGCTTGGGTTCTCGAAGGCTACCGTTATTGCCCCTATTGTGGGAGTAAATACCCAAAAAACAGAATCAATTTACTTGCACGTTGGGTTTCATATCAACGCTGGCATATCGCCTATCATCGCTTCGCAATAACTACCGAAGATATGATGAAGTAGGTGTGAGGCTTTAATTGCCAAACCCCTTTGGTTTGTCTAATGTGGCCTTTCCCAAAGACCCCCGATTTAGAACATAGGCTCAAGGTCAAACAAGAGCATGAATCATTCATTAAAGCATATGATGAGATTTTAGTTGAATTGTTTGCTGATCGAGGGATGCTTCTTGGCACATCCAGATATGATGATATGACAGGCGTTGAAAGGTTTGATGCTTTGAATGAAATTGACACCAGGATATTGAAAGTAAAGGATTTGAAAGAACAGGAGGAACAGAAATGCAAGCAAAATTCGAAATACTCTTAACTGATAAATCCGACATAGAAGATTCTATGTTCATACTGGTAAATGAACAACCAAACATTGTAATTTCGCCCTCCAATCATGCAGGTTGGAGAGAGGTGTTGTTTGGCATTCATAGTTCATTTGATGAAAAACCCCTTCTCAAAGATGCTGAGGAATACATGGTTGAGGAATTATCATTTAGACAAAACAACAACATGAGGGATTGGCGTTGGCATAAGGTTCACACCGATCAATCAGGCATGAGGTTCTTTTCAACTAATATCCGAAATACTCAGGAGGAAGAGGAATAATGCGTTTATTTGGGAGAACGTGCGCTCGAAGGGGATGTAATAGCCCTACAATATCTGGCTTTAGATTCTGTTTTGGATGGATAAAACACAAGAAATGCCTTCACGTTCATGATGAAAACTGCAAACATGGAGAGGAAGAATAACATGACTGAATTAAAATCAAAATGCCCCGATTGTGGCAATGACAATATGAAAGAGGTCGGAGAGAGATTCGATGCTTTATCCGAGAAGCGTAAGCAAGCCAAACAATGTTCCCAGTGTAGGAGGTGGGTGTTCAATGCCTGAGATGCCGTCACCCGACCAGAAGGATATTGAATGGGCGTATTACCTTTGGAACTCATTGTCTGTTGAAAATGGTCGATGGGTTTTACCTAATGTTGGGGCGTATATCCGAACTGGCGTAAAGGAATTAACTCTCCGTGAGATACACTTTTCAAAACCTCATGATACCAATTTAGAGCCTTCTGTGTTTGATAACCACCATTGGATTATGGCTCTCGCAGACAACATAGGATGGGATATTAAAGAAGAAGTGTTGTTGGCAACAGACAACGAAGGGGAAATCAATATCCCTGATGATCTTATCGGCATGGTGTCAATGTGCGCTGATCGATGTGGTGCGGTTTTCCGTGTTGAAGCCCTAAGTCCAGCGCAACAATATGTCAGGATTCAAGATTCTTTGACCTGTCCTTGCTGTGGCAATGAACAGGCAGTTGAACCACTTTTGAAATCAGTTCACATTGTTGTCGATGATAGAGGGTATGTGATCAATCAAACCAAGATTCAAGAAGAGGAAGAATGATGGCTGAGGATAATGACTTCAAATCGAGAGTGTTTGGTGTGATTCCAGCATCCTTTACTCCTGGTTTTGAACTCCACGTTATGACAAGTGAAGCCTACAATGCAAGAGTATTAAATTTGAGATTGAATAGAGTCATTCCCTCCATACGAGGATATACTGGCTATACTAAACAAGGATTTATGCTCTCAAGAGAAGAAGCACGTTCATTACTCGATAAGTTGGTTGAAGTCATTCATGATGATGAAGCATGGGAAGATGAACCTGATGAAATGGTGGCGATAGAAGATGATTGAGCGTTGGCAAGAACACCATAAGGAGATTATTTCTCAAATGGTTTGGCAATTAGATTTGCCAGAAGGGATTATTCCTCTTGTATATGATATTTGGAATAAGACTCGCTTGAAAGCGGCAAGAGTTCCGAAATCATTGATTGTCGATTGCGTTTATTTGGTAGCACACATGACGGGCAATCGGCGTTCCAGCAAAGATGTGAGGGATGCAGCGTTGCGTGTCATTGCTCGAAGAACCAAACCATTCAATCAAGATCGGAGAAGAGATAGTGTTCATTGGATTGAGCAAGATTGGGCTAAAGAGATTGTTTTAGAAATTATACCTGACGAAGAATCCTTCCAAGACTTTTTGGATAGGTGATGGTTTTTGAACTATCGGCAAATCGCTGAATCTTCGAGAGTATGTAAAGTATTACCACGTGACAAATCAAAAATCATCAAGAATCTCCTTCTGGCGTGTCCTTTGAATCAATGGAAAATTGCATACCTGTGCCACGCCCCATCCTCAAAGCATAGACTCTCCGATGAGGATTTGAGGGAGATTTATTTTCTATTGACCGATCTTTATCCAGAAGAAGTATCGGAAAATCCTAATCCAATTACCATGCTGGCTGATTTATCAAGAGCAAATAAAACGGTTGCGATTGTTGATCGAGCATTTGAAGTCACCAAAAGCGTTCTTGAATCCTGTGAGGATAATATACAGCGTTCCGCCCTGTTGCGGCCTTTGTTTTCACGGATAACTTCTCAAGACCTCATGTGCTTTTTCCTTCGATTAAGCAATCGTCAAGGTCCAATCAATCGTTATGATGTGACAAAAGCACTTGCTCATGCCAACGGGGAACTCATGCGTCACGTGCGAAAAGCCTCATTCCTTATTGGGTTGGAAAAAACCTGTGATCGATTATCAAGACAAGAAAGTATTCATGATGTTCTCAAACCTGCAATTGGAATGCCTATGATAATACCCTCTCCTTCAATCTGCAACATCCGTGATGTTCCTTTTGGAAAAACCCTTTTAGAGATTCCAGAAGGTGAACGAATGACTCTCCATATTCTCAAAGATGATGTGAGGATATACAATACAACTGGAACACTTCTCGACATTGAAGATTCAACTTTACAGATGATTGAATCAGCAGGGATAAAAGGAGGCATCTATCTTGTTGAATATGCAAGTGGCAGGGATATTGAAATGATGATTGTTGATTTATTAACACCATCAATAGAAACGATGCCATTTGAAAAGAGGCGTAAGATGATTGGTTGTAAGGATTGGGCGTTAAAACCAATGGTTGAAATTGAGGATGCTGCCTACTACTTGGAACACGTAGGAACAAAACAACCAGTTATCCTATGGAATGCAAATGGGATCCTTACTCATGAAAGTTCAGTATATGAAACTGTGTTGATGAACATTCATCAGGTGCATAAATCTGTATTCATGGTTATCGGTGGGCTATATGTAAAAGAGAACCCTCAATCCAGGCCAGTTCTTTCAAAATGGCGAATCGCTGTTCGAGATGGAGATTCTCATTACCCCGTAGGTTTAGTTGATATTGTTCCGACTTTATCTTTAATGCGTTTTACCAATCCTCATAAAATTGTTGAGGGCGAAGAAGTATCAATGAAAAGCCCCGTCTTTGTAAATGTCAAGGTTATATCGTCTGGATGGGGCGATTATGGGGCTTACATTCAAGGCGTAATTGAAAGTGTCGCCAGTAGTGCGGGTCTTAATGACTGTGTAGGTATTGACGAAATCGAAGCACTAACAAAAAGATGGGATGAAGAATATGGAGATGCTAACTGATTTGTGGTTGAACCTGACAAATTGGGCGGTTAAGAAGGAGGGAATACAGGGATGGTTGAGATTAACGCTGGTGATGTTCACGATCTCAACAATCAGCCTCGCACTTCTATTGGTGATACTGATTCTTTATCCGATAACATGGCTTTATCACAAACTGATTTGATGAATACTTTAATGTCGGCGTTGTTAATTCGAGGCAGCATACGCTGTCGCCTTTCAACCAAATTCAAATGCGGTTATGAGATTAGACCCATTGTTTGGTTTTCTAAAAGAATAAATGAAGTGGAAACAACATTGGGAGGCATCGGTTTAACATGGAAGAAAACCTTTGTTAAGACTGAGGACATAACTAAAATATGTTATTCCCTGTCCTCTTTTTTCAATCTTAGCCCCGACTCAAATGAACTAAAATTAGTGGCTTCTCTTAATGGAGTATTACCTCAGCCCCTTGATTATGAAGAGGTATTAGAAGCCCTTGCTCAAATCGAAGAATGTAGTGAGTCTTTAATAACCCTACCACCTTCGCATAAATCCCAACGGAAGTGAAAGACGATGATGAATGAAGGATTAAACCGAATAGCCAAGAACAAAGGATGGACCGAAGAAGAAACGCTCAAAGCGTTTTCCGAATTCGTAATGGAGAATTACCCTGAAATATGGACTCAGGCGGGGAAGGTTCTCGCTAATCTCGATGCGGAAGACATGGATTTCTTTTCATCAGCATTTGAAGTGAACACCGTAAGAAGAAAGGGTTCAGGTGGCGGTAAAGGCGATACATGGGTCGGTATGATAGTGGCTTATGACGGCACACGTGATATGATGCAACGCCAACGTGACACAGCCATTGAAGCGGCAGAAGTCAATCTGGGTCAAGCCCTTAGATATGGGATTCGACAAAATGATAAAACCGTTGCTCTTGGCCGTGTTGTCAAAGAAAACGATGATTGGATTGTTAAAGGTGCAGACGACTCTTTGCTTTACAAAGAATCCGTGACTGGCGATAAAACCCCACTTTGGGTTATCGCAATCAATAACGGTGCTGCTCACATCTGTTTGCTCAAGGCTGACAATCGTTCACCAAAGCGAGCATTCATGACCAAGCGCAAGTGGCTTTTCATCGGCAATACTCAAGAGAAGTTCCTAAGTGAAGGGGCTTTACCACCAATGATTCTCGAATGTTCCTTTGGTGCTGCTGAGGTTGAATTGGAAATACTACGCCCAATCTCTTTCAAAGCGGTAAAAGAAACCGCATGGAAACCAACGGGATCGGATGAACCAGACGAAGATCAATTGGTTGCATTAGATATTGATGCGACCTATGGCCTCGAATGGGCTGATGAAGAGACTCGCCCTAAACTTGAATCTTTGTTCTCCCCAGACCAATTTGTTGCTAATTTCATGCCATGTGTTGATTTGGCCGAAGTCTTTGACCACCATATGGCAAACCGCAAGGTTCTTTCATCTGGTAAGGATTTTGGACCTCTCTTTGCGATTAGTGGAACGGCTGATTATATCGACCATGCCGGTAAAGAGAATCTTTACACCGATGGCGGATTCAAGCATTCACTTACTCTTACCTCAAATAGCCTAAGACGTGAAGATGCCAACGCCAGCCTATGGATTGATGTTTCACGCTACCTCATTGAGAAGCAACACGCATTCCAAGTTAAGAAGGCAAATGTATGGCGAGATTATGCAAGTGGTAGCCGTGTATGGGTTATTGTTCGCTCTCGAACATGGCAAGGCACAGATGGCTCAGTCAATATCAATCTGGATGCGAAGGGCTTGTATGCAATGCCTTTGCGCTCTATTGTTGCGAAAGAAGCACCAGCCGATGCAAACGACCTCTCTCATACGGAGGGCTTTTGATGTCAGGGACAGGATTCTTGGATAACTGGAAGCCAGTTGATACAACCAAAGAACCTTCTCAGCAAGAGAAGGTCGAAACAGACCTGCCTTCAACCGCAGAAGTGGTTCAAGCACCTGTGGTGACTCAAACCCTCCCCTCCGTTGAAGAGAGGCAATCTGGAATGGATTCTGGATTTGGTAATGATTTCCCCCTCGAAGCACTTGTTGATGATGCACCTTTACCTATTGAAGAGGATGCTGTCGCTTTGGCAACATCAACATCAACTGGGAACTGGACTTTGCCTCAATCAGCCAACCCTGCATGGAAGAGGATTGCTGCCGCACGATCAACACACGTGCGAAGAGAGAAAAAAGTTCTTTGTGGCGTTGTCGGTGGTCGAAAGGCCGGTAAATCGGGAATGCTTATTGATTCCTTGACTGATGAAGAGATTGCCAATGGCGCAATGATTTTCATTGAGGATTTTGATGCTGGCGGTGACTCCACCGTATCTGCACATCACTTAGACAAGCAAGAAAACATCGTTGTTCTCAACCCCTGGATTACCAACAAAAAATCCAAAAGTCGTGTGCCTTTCAATTATCCTGAAACATTTAACAAGACAATGGATGATTTGTTGTATGCTCTCGAAGTTGCTGAATCACAGGATGAATACTTCAAGGTTCATGGCAAGATGCCAAATCCATATCTAAAGACCTTCATTTTTGATGGGATGGATCATTGGCTTCATATCTGCGGAACTGCTATGAAGATTGAGGATTTAGAACTCGGAGATGATGCAGTTGAAGTATCTGGTCGAAAGACCGCCACTAAAGTTGGCCGTTTCAATTGGGAATTCCGAAAGAACCGATACCAAGCGGCTATGAACACCTTCCAAGAACTCAGCCGACTTAATGTTCACGTCTATGCTATTACTGGCGTTAAGCCCTCTTTTGATTCAAGCGGAAACGAAATCATGGGTGCTGAGATTGCTGCATGGATGAAGGACACTGAGCGTGATTTAGAACAACTCATTGAGGTGTCTTTAGATTTTGAACGGAATGAGATCGGTGAACTCACCGGCAAAACAATCTCGAAGGCTCAATTGAAATTCAATCGAACCTCCCTGCGCCTCCCTGAGCCAGTTATACTATTCCAACAAGAAGTAGGCACAGATGGTCAATGGTTTGGCTACAAGGGCATTAGAGATGGTTCTTTTGAGCATCCAGATGATACCCACGAACTGCCGACTGAGGAATCTGCATGAGTAAAGATTGCGAACACGATTGGAGGCCAACTGGTTCAGCAATTGAATCAAACCCCGATACAGGATTAACAATCAATATCTATTGCTACAATTGCGGAATTGCACCAGTAGCACGTCTAACAATTATGGGGGCGCAAGGATGAAACACGAATGCCCTGACTGTGGCGAGATGATTCATAAAGATGAATGCCCCCAAGAAGCACCAGATTGGTGCTGCCGACCATGCCATTTAGAACGCTATTATAATGATGAAGAATGGCGACAATGCACTGACGAAAGGAGGAAAAAGAAAGATGAGTAAGAATGTTGAATTAAAAGTGGGTCACAAAATCACGATCACCGGCGAAGCCGAAACCATCTTTGGAATTCGAGGTAAATTGTATGATGAACACAAAATCAATTTCGATACAGGATTTGGGAAAAACGGCCATGATTGGGAACTCGATTGGTCACTTGAACATAGCCCTGACATAACAAGGGATGAGGCAATAACGCTCATAAAGAAGTATCTTGATGAGGCAAAATTAACATATACGGTAAAGATGGAAACATACGAGGATTGATGAGCATGAGTGAAAAGGTCGGGATGGTTTGTTTTTCTGGCGGCAAGGATAGCACCGCTATGTTGTTGCGTTTATTGGAATTAAACGACCCCGATTTGCCAGTCACCCGAATTGTCTTTGCCGATACAGGATTTGAATTTCCTGAATTGCTCGAATACATGGAAAAGGTAATGGCTTATATCAACGAAAAATACCCTGAAAGGAATTTGAAACTTGAGTTGGTCGGATCTCCTAAGACATGGGATGAATGGTTCTATGGCGTTATGAAACGTGGTGCGGGCAAGGGCAAACAACGGGGTGCGCCTCTTCGAGCATATCCTTGCTATTGGGCGAGAGAAGCAAAGGTTCAGCCTTTACAGAAAGCGGCTAAAGAAGCGGATATTGCATATATTGGAATTGCTGCCGATGAAGCCCATAGAACAGGTAAAAAAGAGGATTCACGCAACGATAAGAACAGATACCCGCTTGTTGAATGGGGCTGGACTGAGGCTGATTGCGTAAAATATCTTGACGACCTTGAGATGATAAATGAACTGTATGTTAATTTTAATCGTTTGGGGTGTTTCCACTGTATCAAACAACCATTGGATTCATGGTGGAATCTATGGCGGGGCTATCCTGATTTTTGGGAGATCGCTAAACATTGGGATAAGGAAAGTGTCAAAGTTAGCAATCATGGGCTACGTTCAATGAAACCTGGAAAAGACGGTTATTTGTTGGAAGAACTCGAAGAACGTTTCAAACAAGGATATAAGCCACCATCAAAGAAAGGCAAATTCGATTGTAATTCATGCAAAGCGGTGGCTTTTACTGCTGTTGGTCAATTGTCCTTAGAGGATTTTAACACCGATGATGCGCCAGAACTCATGCACCCTAAATTCATTGATGATGAACCAACGGCTGATGAAGTATTGCTTGAACCAGATGAAGATATGTCCTGTGACATTATGGGAGGGGCAATTGATGAAGATTAAGCCACCAACCCCACAGCCAGTTCCCATAAGCGGAGAGTTGTATTCAACATACGCATGGCATCCCAACGTGGCTGATGATAAGATACTCCGTGTAAGCAAATCCTCGCTTGGCGCATTTCAAACCTGTGAGCAACAGTATTTCATAAAATATGTTCTTGGTGTAAAAGAGCCTCAAAATGATAATATGCTTAGAGGAACAAATGTGCATGACGCATATGAATATATTATGGATCGTAATCTCGAAGAACGAGGTTTTGATGGTGTCCTAAATATCGAGTATGCAACGAAGATAAAAGAGGAACAAGGATTTGATGGCGTAAGAGGATATTTCGAATCTCTTATCCCTCTTGCACAGATTAGCAAGGGTTGGCATGATGAATACGCTACGCCAACGGGAGAGGATTACAGTCTGGGTGAACAAGAACATCTATCTCGACTGATGGATGCGGAGGCAAAACGCTTCATGGATTCAAACCCAGATTCGTTCAAGCCAGTTGGAAATGAACTGGGCGTTAATGCTTTGGTCGAACTCGACATCAACGGAACAAAGGTTCAGGTTCATTTGAATGGATTCATTGATAGATTGTTTATGGATGATAACGGAGATTATCATGTTCATGAATTGAAAACTGGTCTATGGAAAGACAAGAAAATGAAATATGATAGCATGGCAAAGGAGATGGCGTTTTATGTGTATATGCTTAGAAAATCCTCTCAGTTAGAACTTGGCGGAGTCAATATCTCTTATTGGGGATGGGATCATACAAAGGGCATAGAAGGAAAACCAAATGAAATATACCGATTTATTGAACCTGTCAAGGCAGGTGTTGTCGCTGATATGCTCACCGATCTCAAAGCCCTTGTATCTGCACATCTTCGATACAAAGGAGATTTTAACGGCAAAATGTTTGCGACAAAACCAGTAGGGGCGGAACGTTATTTCTGTCAGCCCTGGTGCGCTGTCAAGGGATTCTGCCCTAAATATGAACGCCATATGATGCCTCATGAAATGAGGGATAAAGCGGAGGGGAACTAATGTGCGGTATATCAGCGTGTTTAGTGGCATCGAGGCAGCAACAGCAGGTTGGCATCACATGGGCTGGAAACCTGTTGTCTTTGCCGACATTGACGAATTCCCCTCAGCCGTTCTCAAATATCATTATCCAGAAGTCAAAAATGTCGGAGATGTTTTGAATGTCGATTGGAACGAATACAAAGGAAAAGCAGACCTCATCGTTGGAGGAAGCCCCTGCCAGTCTTTTTCCCATGCGGGAAAGCGACTTGGAATGGATGATCCACGTGGCAACCTCGCCCTACACTACCTCCGTATTGTTAGGGGAGTTCAGCCAAATTGGTTCATCTATGAAAACGTGCCAGGTTTATTGTCATCAAACGAAGGAGAAGATTTTGCCACCTTCCTTAGAGAAGTGGCGGAACTCGGGTATGGGTTCGCCTACCGAATTTTTGACGCTCAATACTTCGGAGTTCCCCAACGAAGGAGAAGAGTCTTTGTTGTCGGATGTGCTGACGGAGATTGGCGAAGTGCCGCAGCGATTCTATTTGACAAGTCGAGCCTCAGCAGGGATTCTGCGAAGGACAGAACGGAGGGGAAAGGTGCTACCCTCTTCTCTCAGGGAAGCGTTGGAAGCAAGGGCAGGGAATCTTCTCGAAGAGGAATAGTTCATTGTGAAAAAGTTGGACCCACAATGACCAGTTCTGGACCACCATATGCTCGAACTGGCAATGAAAGAGTTGAGCATGAGGCTTTGGTCGTGCAAGAATCAATCCCAATCCACGACAAAGCGACTCGATACAAAGGCGGGGGCGATGGGCGGAACGATGATGGGGCGAGTAATTTCTTAGGCGTTGGTGCTGAGTCCGATCCAATGTATTCATTGACAGCAAACGATAAACACATGGTTTTTCATTATGAGACATTGCCTCTTCAAATAACAACTAAGAAACAAAATGGCTCAGGTATCGGTGATAAGGATTCGCCTTCATACACATTGAGCAAAATGGGGAATGAGGGGGTAGCCGTTGTTGCACCAACATTGACGGTATCTTCACTTGTTAGGCGTTTGACCCCTCTCGAATGCGAGCGTTTGCAGGGATTCCCTGATAACTATACACAGATACCCTGGAAAGGCAAATCCATTGAAGAATGTCCTGACGGACACCGCTACAAAGCATTGGGCAACAGTATGGCTGTGCCTGTCATGCGCTGGATCGGAGAGAGGATTGAATTACTTGATTCAGCAGACCTTACAAATCGAGCCAGCGCAAAGACGACTCAACAAATGACTTTATGGTGATATTATGAAGCAAACAATACGTCATGGAGATTGTCAATCAATAAGTGATGAAAGAGTATATGATTTGGTTATGCTTGATCCCCCATTCGATGAATGGGATAAGGTCAAGACGATTCCAGAAGCAAAAACATATATCTGTTTCACCAATTTTCAAAATCGACATCATGTTCAAGCCCTTTTTGGTAATCCCAAATTCGAGATGATTTGGCATTTCAAAGATGGCAGATGGGTAAGCAATAAGATGCCTCGCCATACCCATGAACACATTTTGATTTATGGTGATTTAAGGCATGATGCCTTTACTGGTGAATACAACTTCAATCAAAAACCGATTAACAAAGGCAAAGGCAGTATTGGGAGAGATACTGATTTAGGAGATCGGACATACCAGCCAAAGGAAAGAAAGATGCTGAATAGCGTGATTGAAGTTCCTCGAAATGTCGGCAAGACATTAGGGGTTTGGGGCAAACCAATAGATTTGATACTCCCAATCATGGAATGGCTTACTGATGAAGGAGAATGGGTCTGGGATGGTTTCGCAGGTAGCGGAACGTTTGGTTGCGTAGCAAAGGCTCTTAATTTGAATTACATTGGTTATGAAATCAAGATAGGGGTTGCTACTGAGGCAAGAGAACGACTACGCAAATATGAAGATCGACTAAAGGGAATTCCCACATTGTTTCAAGAATGGTGATATTATGGCTCTTTTTACTCATTTCCCACGTGAAATTGATATGAGGCTTCGAAAGGTTATTCAAAATGAAAACCAACTAAAGCATTATCTCGAAACAACAAATGGAAAAGGAAACCTCACCACTACTGTTTATGGGTTTAGAGAATTAAAACCAAAGGGAAACCGATGCGAATATAATACGGCAATTATACCTCATTTTGTCATGGATTTTGACGCTGACCAAGCAATAAGAGTTCATAACATGGATGAACAATTGGCTAAAGATAAATGCTGTGAAGAGGTTTTGTCCCTATCTCGATTTCTCAAGGGGCGGCTTTTTCATCATGCAATTTGGTTCACAGGTGGTGGATTTCATATCTGGGTTAAACTTGACAAGGAGTATATTTTGCCCCCTGAGAAGATGGCTGATTTGTTGTTTTCAGGGCGAATGATGATCAATGACTGGGTGAAGAAATTCAACCTCAAGACTCTTGACCCTGTGGTTTCATTCCGACCAGACCGCCACATAAGAATACCCAACACTTTCAATTTCAAACGGCAAATCTGGGGCATACCAATTCAGCATGAAGATTTAGAACAGGGGTGGGATTTCATTATCGAAAAGGCACAGAACCCCACACCTGGAATGCACCTTTACGATGGAAAGGGCATGAAATTGGAAATAGTTGAGCGAGATTCGGTGGATATGTTCAAAGGGAGATATGATGCGGAAAGCAGAACCTTCGAGATGGATAATATCGACATTGATATTGAACGCATCAATAACATTCCTATGCTTCCCTGCTTGGCTCAGGCGGCTTGCGAGAAGGGTAGCAACCCTCCACACAAACCCCGTTCCTATTTAATGATGTATCTAATGGACTATTTTCGCAATTTTGCCAGACCTGCAAGGGAGGCGACGGTTTCAAATCAAGAAGTTATGACCTTAACTCACGCATTCATACGTTCTTTGGAATGGTCGGATTATAGCCCCAAAGAAACATCAAAATATCTTCGACACGGTGTTGATCGATATTACTTAACTCCAACTTGCCCTACAATTTATCATGAAGGATTATGTGTAGGCAAGTGTCCGTATTATGATGAAAAGGGGGCTACCGCATGACAACAGAAGAACAAGAATTAGAAGAAATCCGCAGACAGAAAGCCGAAGCAATGCTACAAGCACACCATAAGGGTGAAGCACCACCAGATATGTTAGATTGGTCATTTAGACGTTCTAATCAATCTGGATTCTTCGAGATATGTCAAAAAGAAGAGATGGTTGCCGTGTCCCAAGATGCTAACTGGGCTTCATTGGTAGTCGATATGCTGAATAGCCTAACACTTGCACAACAGGTGGTTGGGAATCATGACTGAGGAACGCATTCTTTACATTGATAATCGAGAGCGTTCTGGTTTGGAAGCATTGGTTATCAAATACTGTGAGAAGAAGAAGTTAAAATTTGAAATGCGTCAAACCATAATTACCGATTATTGTTTCGCAGATGTTGGGATCGAAGCAAAATCAATTGACGACTACATGAGTTCGATGTATTCAGGGCATTTGGAAAGGCAACTTCAAAACTTGGAGGACAATTACACGAACCCAGTTCTTTTGATTCATGGAACGCTTGATCAGTATGTCACTAAAGCAAACAAAAGGGGTCGAAGGTTGAGGTTTCCCTCAGTATTCGCATCCTTTACAGGCTCACTTGCCAGATACCATGCCGACTTTGATGTTTCAATAATCATGTTCCCCGATAAATCAACGGCAGCACGTTTCATCTGCAAGCGGTTTGAAAAGCATGGAACGCTCGGCTCATCAGCCACATACAGGTTGCTTCGTAAGACCGCTACTGAGGATATGAGGATTGATATTTTGCGAGGGGCAGGGTGTAGTGTAGCAATCGCAAAGAGGCTACTTGAGCAATACGGTTCTGTTATTGAAATCGCATCACTTACCGAAAAAGAACTTCAAGGAGTTGAAGGAATTGGCAAAGTAAGAGCAAAGAGAATTCTCAATGCTTTCAACAGTGAGTCTCCAATAGCCCAAGAGAAAATCAAGATGTCGAGGGCTTGATGTAGTGAGCCTTCAAATACCATACTTACGCTGGTTGAGCCTACCCACAATTGAAAAGGAGTAAGTGTCATGTTATTAAAGCCCACATCGGATTCAGGAGATCGCAAATGGTATGATTATTCATTGGTAAAAACGCCATATGAGGGAAGTAAATACATCAAGGAATACATTGAAAGATTCAATACTGTTTCTTTCTTCAATGAGTTCGCAGGTATGCTTTCTTTGTTCTATGTGGTGGGTCAAGTAATTGCCCCGTTTGTTCGAGTTCCAATTCATGGAACGCATCTCGATACAAGAGTTCACGTATATTGGATTCAACAATCCAGAACGGGTAAATCTGCCGCCTATGAATTCACCAAGCAATTGCTTGATGCTTGCGGTGTTGAAAGTGCAAAGTTCACATCAGGTTCGGATGCGGGGCTATTGGGTCACGTGGATGCTGAACCGGAGTATGATGAAAAAGGCAAGCCGACTGGAAAAACAAATTACATTGTCACTAAAGGTTTGCTTAACGGCTACAAGACACTTCTCTTCGATGAAGCAAGTGTTTTGCTTGATGATAAGAAGTCATACTTCTCCGAGAAAATCCTCTATCTCCAGGAGGCAATGGCCTCTATTGGTTCGGCAACAAACAATTTGGCTAAGGTCTTGAAAGGGGCTGATATACAGATAACATCTGGCGTTTCCATATGGGCGACAACCTTTCCCCCAAAGGACATTATGCACCACGTATTAGAAAAGGGGTTCTTCCAGCGTGTGTTCCTATATCAAAATGATGTAAGCCAAGAACTGCGCCAAACCACCAGTGAACACAGACTTCAAGGAACTTATGTTCCCGTTCCTGAGAAGGTATGGGGCTATGATGCGTTGGCTGCATTTATTCTTGAGAAGAGAGATGATGTCCGAACCCGCTTATTGAAAGCCGCAGGTATGACTCTCGAAGAATGGGAGGTGTTGGAGGATTACCAAAGAGATAAAATTGCCAACGACCACTGTTATGATATATTTTCAGTCGATGAATCCTACCACGCAGCATTACTCAATGCAACTACTGATTATTACGACTTGGTAAATAAAATACATGATACCAACATAAGAGAAACCGCAACAACCTTCATCCCCAACATTGAGAATTACACCATCACCTTTGGAAACATTATCGCAACCATCATGGGGGCATCAGTCATTACCGCCGATCACATAATGATGGCAACAGAAATCATCTATGATAATCTGCATAATTTAGTAATATGGCTCGAACAGAAACAGGATTACAGCGCAAAGAAAAAGCGTGATGCTTCACTTCACGAATGGAAGGTGTCATACGGAAAATGTAAGAAAATGGTTCATTCACGCTCGAAGAGAGAATGTGTTTCAAAGAAAGAAATGGAAAAGGTATATGCTGTGGATCAAGGCGTAAGTGTAAAGACGGCACAACGCAGATTACAAAAATTGACAGAATCGCCAGATGCGGAACGACTCATGGATGGCCGAAATGCGTTTATTGCTTTCAATTGGTGATATTATGAAACGCAAAGTAAAGAACTATTTGAAAGAGAATGACCTTCTCCCTATCGTTGCCTTTTCATCAACAGAAGCAGCAACATTAGATACTGGCTATTCCGATCCATCTAAATTTAATCTTGATATGGTTATGCTTTTCAAAGATGATTATTTCCATATGTTCCAAGAGGATATTGACCAACAATACGTTGTTAATGAGCAACGCATAAGGGCGCATTCTTTTAGCGAATTGCCAAAATTTATTGAGGGAAAGACTCTATGCGGATATGACCTCGAATTCGCTATTAAATTGATTGACATTAACTGCTACCCAGATGAGTCTATTTACGGAAACACCTCTCCCCTCGATATTTCAAAGATAATAACGGAAAGGGAGGGTGGCCGTTATTCATTGTTCAACCTTGCATTTTGGAATAATTGCGAAGATTTGTCAAGAGTTGGAGAAGTATTTCAATTGCATAAAGTAAAAATCATAACAGACTGGTTTAACGGGGGCAAGCGTAATGTGGTTAGAAAGTTGAGAACTGATGTGAGATGGATTGCGAACTTGACTTATCGAATGCTCAAACATAACACATTGATTATCAAAAACAAAGGTGAACGTCATAAAATTATAATTCGGATGGAAGAGGAATGAAGAAGTATCGAGATCGGGTAATGCAAACCTGTTCAGGTTGCGATTCCGATGTGCTGGCTATTCGCATAAATGGCTTTTATGCAGGTAGTCGTGACCGCATCTTTTTATGGGAATGCCCTGTGTGTCATTATATCTGGCGAAAGCCAATACCACTGGTGGTGCTTGAAAATGACTGAAAAAGAGAAATTAGGCAAGTGTCCCGACTGTGACGGTCCAATGAGGCGAGTTGATGATACATGGGTTGCCTGTAAAGATATTGAAGGCTGTTCATGGCAAGAAGTCATTCATGAAGATCCGAAACACCAATACTACCACAAATCAGCCGATAACTCCTTTGAAATAACATGGAAAATCATGAAGTCCGATTGGTGGGAAACCATTGATGAAGAAGAAGAATTATATTCATCAGGGGGGCAACGAATGAGTCCTCATTCATCTATGGGTCTTTATGATGAAGAAGAAGAAGAAGAAGAATATCCCCCAAAAGAAGATAAAAACGGTTTCATTCATCGTTTATCCCACAAACCAGTTCACGGTAAGATTTTCTGCCCTCATTGTAAGCATGAATCGGCTGATTTTTACGAAGATTGTATTTATTGCGGAAAGGATGTTGGCTACCAATTAGGCGACGAGGAAAGCAACGGCAACCCTGACTGGATAACACCTTATGATTCAAACCATAAAGGTGCGCTGCCCCTCCCAGAAGGTGATTGATATTGTCAAATACCAATCTCGCTGAGGGTCATGAAAAGACCGCAACTGGCGCATCAACCTATCAAAATGATGGGCTTAGGGATTCCGATGTTCTCACCAGCCCTACACTAACAAATAGTGTTGAACGTGGTCTAAGTAATGGCGTAATTCCGATCACCCTCAACAGATACAATGAAGTAAATCGAAATAATCCAGTTAGCGGGAATGCCTGTGTTCGCCCAAATGGAACATTAGGTAGCACTTCGGAATTGTATGTTGATGCTGGCGTTGTTCAACTCGATGGAATGTTTTACAATGTAGGTTCTGCATCTGTTTTAGATATTTCAGCAATAACAAATTATCTAATCCCTGATTATCACGGTGCGGCAATGCCAAACGGATTAACCCCAACCGATGAGGCAATTCTTCTGGTTTATGTTGATCCTCGATTACCAAACAATATCGGATTCACTTACGGCTCTTATGTCGATACGGGAACTGGGCTATACCCTCAATCCTCTTCCAACCACCTTGTCTTACAGAATACGGTCTTAGCGGCAGTTAGAGTCGGTAAAGGTGCATCAGCCCCCGTTATCCTCGCCATAGAGGATAAGAGGGTGTTTATTCGAGCAGGTCCAATAGCGTTATCTGCTATGAAACATATTGATAGCAGCGAATCAAACCTTAGAAATGATTTCATCGCTACCTTTAATGGGGCTAATTTGCCAATCCCTGAACTTGGCGTATTATTCACTCGAAACCCTTTCGATCCTACACTCACACCTCAAGGTGCAGGTCAAACACATTTATTTTACCAGTCGGATCAAGGGCTTGGGGCGGCTTTGGGCGGCGGCGGTGTTTATCAAATTACGCCGGTTCACCGAACCTCTATAACCCCCGCTATTCCTTATAACACGCCGCTTGTGTTGCCTTTTGGATTGGCAGCACCAAACGGTCTTGCGTTCAAACCCCTTCTAAGTGAAGAAGATGGTTTTACCCCTTTAGTCACTATTGACGTTTATGACC